CATCTCCAGCTGAAGTTATTGTTATTTTCATGCCAAATGTAAATTGACCTAAAGTTGCAAATGTACCTGCTGTTGCGCCTGATGTTAAATTTAGAGCAGTCGCTCCTGCAGTAGTTTGTGATGCCGCAATTGGTAATTCTTTAGTGGGTCTGGATAAGGAAGTTATTATGTTTGTTAATACTGCAGCAGGAGCAGCACCAACAGCAGGTGATGCACTTATTACTGTAGAATATTTACAATCTGTAAATAACGTAAGAAGTAACTAATAAAATTTAACTGAGGCCCTTCGGGGCCTTAGTATAAATTAGGAGAAAAAAATTATGGCTATGACAAGTCCAAAAGCACAAACATTATTCGTAGCAGCAAACACTGCATCAATTGCAGCATTGCAAACTACAGCAGGTGCAACAGCACTTGTATTAACATCAACAGGAGCAAATGTTGTAACTTTAGGTCAATTTACACTTGGCATGAAAATAACAATAACTTCAGCTGGAAATGAATCTGATATTGCTTTTGCAATTGTAGGAACTGATTTTACTGGAGCAGCGTCATCTGAATCTTTAACAGGTCCAAATGCAAATACAGTTACATCTGCTAAATCTTATAAAACAATTACATCTATTACACCTGATGGTGCAGTAGGAAATAATACTTCAGTAGGAAATGTTGTTTCAACTACAGGTTCAATTGCAACTTTTGCAGGCAGAACTAGATTAAGAGGATTATTTGGAACTACTGCAGCAACAGCTGACACAGTAACAAGTTTTCACAATGGAGTTAATACTTCTGAAACTAGAACGTTTGCTGTTCACAATCCTTTAGCAGCTAAAACTTTTATTAACCCAGCAGATCCGCCAGAAGGTATTTTATTTAAAGATGGCTTAACAGTAGATATGCCTAACAATAGCTTTTTAAGTTTAACTATCTACTACGACGGTTAGGAGATATAGATGCCTAATGTTACCTCAGGATCTTATTTATTTGATAAGAACTACGCTATTGATCAAATTATTGAAGATGCTTATGAACGTATCGGCTTTCAAGGTGTCTCTGGTTATCAATTAAAATCTGCAAAAAGATCTTTAAATATTCTATTAGCTGAATGGGGAAATAGAGAATTACATTATTGGGAAGTTTCTAATCAAAACATGCCCTTAATTAATGGTGTAGCAGTTTATAATTTTTTTCGTGAACCTGTTGATGGAACACAAACAAGTAGAATAAGCACAACATTATCAGCGGCTATAGCTTCTACAACAGCTACAACTGGAATAACTTTAACTTCCGTTGCAGATCTTCCTACATCAAGTCTTAGTTTAATTATAGTTGATAATGAACAAATAGCTTATCACGGTATTTCTGGAACAGAATTAACAGGAGTTGTCAGAGGAGTTAACGGAACAACAGCTGCAACACATAATAACGGTGCAACAGTAAATCAATTCATTAGTGGAATGGATGATATCCTAGAAGCTAGTTATAGAAATGCATCTAATGTTGATGCACCTTTAACAAAAAGAAGTAGATCACAATATCAAGCTCTCTCTAATAAAACAGATACAGGAACACCAACTCAATATTTTGTAGAAAGATTTGTAGATAGAGTTACTATGACTTTATATTTAACACCAGGAGCTTCACAAGCTGGTCATCATATTAATTTTTACTATCAAAAAAGAATACAAGATGCAGGCGTTTATTCAAACGCTGCTGATGTGCCTTATAGATTTGTACCTTGTATGACAGCAGGTTTAGCTTTTTATTTATCTCAAAAATATGCACCACAAAGAACACAAGAATTAAAACTTTATTACGAGGATGAATTAAAAAGAGCACTAGCAGAAGATGGTTCTTCATCTAGTACATTCATAGCACCTAAAACATATTACCCAGGAGTATAATGACTGCATTTGCATCAGGAAAATACGCATTAGCTATCTCAGACAGATCGGGTATGGCATTTCCATATAATGAAATGGTCACAGAATGGAATGGTGCATTTGTTCATTTTACAGAATTCGAACCTAAACAACCACAACTTGATCCCACACCAGCTAGTGCTGATCCTCAAGGTTTACCACAAGCTAGGCCTGCAAGAACAGAATTTCCTGTTCAAGATTTTTTAACAACAAATAATCCTTTTAGTAACACAACCACAGCTGTTGGTGGACAAAATCGAGCAAATATTTTTATAACTCAACTCAATAATAGTTTAGTAAATGGTGACTATGTAAGATTTCAAGATGTTAAAACAAGTATGGAAGCTGCTGGTATTAATCCTTCATATGGTATTGGTGATATAGAACAAAGTGCAATTTTAACAAATAATATTACAGCAACAGCTACAACTATTAATATAACAATGCAGAATAATAATTATAGCGCACAAGTAAATTTTCCTGGGACAGCTGCTTCTCCAGGATTCGTGGTCATTGAAAAAGTTTTAACTGCGGCTGATACAACAGATCCTTTATTAATTGGAAGTTATCAAAACGAAGTAATTTCATACACTGGAACAACATCAACCGGAACTACTACAGGTTCTTTAACGGGATGTGTTCGAGGTACTTCTACTGCTTTTAGAGGTCAAACCCCACCTTCAACAGTAGCTGGTACTCATTTAGCAGGTGCTAGATTAAATGGTTCAAGACCCATTACACTAATACCAACAACTTTTGTTAATGATGCCAATACAACAATTACAGAAACAAATAGTTTTGAAGCTCTTGTATCTACACCCGATTCTTGGGGAGTTGCTGATGGACTTGTCTTAGGAGGCGGTTTACAGTGTACATACGGACCAGTAAATGATAGAGCTTAATTATGAGTGGAATTTCTAAATACACATACGCAACATTAACAACAGCTATAAGAGATTATACTGAAGTTGATGACAATGTTTTAACACAAGCTATTATTGATGGAATTATCATGGCTGCAGAAAATAGAATTTTCTATGATGTGCCTATGGATTCAGATAGATTTGTGCAAGAAGGAACTTTATCAGCAAACAATAATTCTATTAATGCTCCAGCAGGAGCTTTATTTATTAGAGGAATAGAAGTATTTGATTCAACAACTGCAACAACTGGCCCTGGTCAGTGGTTAGAGAAAAAAGATCAAACTTATCTAACAGAGTATTTAGACAGGTTAACAGGACCTGGAGGCTTTGGAACAACTGGAACTGCTGTAACAGGCAAACCTAAATATTACGCTATGTTTGGTGGTGCTACAGGAAGCACAGATACAACTTCAGGAGCTATGTATTTTGCTCCTACACCTGATCAATCTTACAAGTTTAGAGTATATTATAACAAAATGGCAGTTGGTCTGGGATCAGGAGGCGATGGTAACTCTGATACTTATATTAGTACCTACTTCTCACAAGGTTTATTATATGCCTGTTTAGCTGAAGCTTATGGATTTTTAAAAGGTCCAATGGATATGTTGACATTGTATGAAGGAAAGTATAAAAATGAGATACAAAAATTCGCGGGAGTACAATTAGGTAGACGAAGAAGAGATGACTACACGGATGGAACAGTTAGAATCCCAGTCAAATCACCGTCTCCATAAAAGGATTAAAATATTATGGCAATAACATCAGCAATATGTAATTCATTCAAAGTAGAAATTTTACAAGGTGGACACAACTTTAACGATGCAAGTGGTGCACCTACAGGTAACGCATATAAGTTAGCTTTATTTTCAAGCAACTCAGCTTCATTAAGTAAAACAACAACTGTTTACACAGCACCTTCATCTGCTAATGCAGTTCCAACTAACACGTTGGAAGTTAGTCAAAGTCAAACCGATGGCGGCGCGTCAAATAGTGGTTACACTGCAGGCGGAATAGCATTAACACCATCAGCTGATCCAGTTTTATCTAGTGACACAGCATGTGTTAAATTTAATGATGTTAGTTTTACTTCAGCCACATTTACAGCAAGAGGTTGTTTAATTTATAATTCAACAGCAGTTACAGGATTTACAACTAACAGAGCGGTTTGTGCTGTAAACTTTGGTGCTGATAAAACTGTAACGAGCGGAACTTTTACAGTTCAATTCCCAGCTCAGACTGCAGGAAACGCAATCGTTCAAATAGCTTAGGAGGGTTACCATGCCCGATGTATCTTCAGGATGGGGTCGACTTACCTGGGGTCAAGCAAGTTGGAACTCAGCTACTGTTTTAAATGAAGGTTGGGGAGCTAAATCTTGGGGTGAAGACTCTTGGGGTGATCTTTCTAATTCTAGTATTTTACTTAC